TAGCGGCAGCACCTGCCATACCTATTATATTAGCTATTGGTGCAGCACTTCTAATGGCATCACCAGCAATCTATGCATTTGGTTTAGCAATCAAAGCTGCATTTGATGGAATAGCAAATATAGTAACTGCCGTGGGTGGAGCAATCTCAATGATGTTGGATAAGATTACTTTAGAAAAAGCAGTCGCAATGGGAATAATGGGATTATCTTTTATATCGCTAGCAGGCGGATTAACCGTATTAACAGCATCTATATTTACTGCATTACCTGCTATAGGAATGTTAGGAGCTATTGCACTTATGGGACCAGGATTACTCAATGCAGGTAACGGTATGGAAAAAATGGCTGCTGGTGTTGCAAAATTATCCGAAGCTTTAAAGACATTAGAAATTGATAAATTAGATAATTTACAAGACTTTACAGTAAAAGCTGCAGTAGCAGGAGTAGCAGCAAGCGGAGTAGGAGCTATAGGCGAAATGCTTACTAGTATAGGAGGAGAAGGCGGAGAGAATCAAGAGTTAATAGCTAGAGTAGATAAACTAATCTTAGCTGTAGAGCAAGATAGAGTTACTAAAGTATATATGAACGGTAATCAACTTGCTATGAATATAAATCAAGATCAAACTAGACAAGGGTAAAATACTAGATATTTATAATAAAACATTAAATTTAATATTATGGGAATTTTAAAAAATCAAATTAGTTCAATACATGGGCTTAAAGGAGAAACACCGAATCAAAGAGATGCAGCATTACCAACTTCAACTCTTCACTTCCAATCTTCTATTAACGATACACCAGACATTGAAGCAAAGCCATCTATTTTAGATTTAGACGGTAAAAAACCTGCTTCTGGAACTTATAGAGAAAACGCACCCGAAGGAGCATCTTTCTAAACTAAATGGGTATATTAAGAGAGTATAATTTAGGCTCAATGGACAAGTACCGTTCATTGAAAAATAGTGATTCTAACACTAATGACTCTTTTATTGACAAAAAAGAAGGATTTCAGTACAATCAAATTAATTCTAGATTAACTGATGTAGAAAGATTTGCTAAACTTCTAACTAGTAAACAAGGATTAAAATTTCAAGGTAATCAAGCTCTACTTCAACAAGGTGATACTCTAAAAGACCTAAGTAGTGCAGCAAAAAAACCTGGAGGAGGATTTAATTTTAAAGGACTAGTAAAAGCAATAGGTAAAAAAGCTTTAAAAACTGCAGTTAATAACGTATCATCTACAGCTTCAATTTTAGCACAAATACCAGTAAACGGAACAGGTACACACTTTATAAGAGGTTTAACACCTTCAGGTTATTTACAGTCAGGCGCTCCTAGAGAAACAGGAATAGGTAGATTTTTAGCTGAAATGGGCGTTGGAGGAGGAGTCAATGGTGCAAAGTCTGCACTAAACGGTGATCCGATTGGTCCAACATCTGGTCCTTTAAATGCAAATACTGTACAGCCTGATAGTCCTTGGGAGGTATCTTCCTTAGCTGGAGAAGATAGAGGTTCTACATTCTTAGGTAATAAAGACTTATCTATACCTGATGCTAAGTCTCTAAAAGATAATTTGAAATCAGCTGCTGAATCAGCTATTCCAGGAGGAATACCCAAAGTTCCATCTTTTCTTAAAAAAGGACAAGGTAATACTAGTCAAGGAGAGCCTATAGATGTAGAAGATACTACTAAAGAAAAATTAGAAGGAACTACCCTATCATTAGGAGATTCAGAATCTACTCCAGAATCTAAATTTTTAAAACCTGGAGAAGGAAACACTAATCAGGATTTACCTATAGAAGTAGAAGATACATCTACTGAAAAATTAGAGGGAAGTGAACTTGATTTAGGTACTGAAGGTTCTGAACCTGCATCTAAATTTTTACAACCTGGGGAAGGTAACACAAGTCAAGATGAACCTATAGAAGTAGAAGATAAATCTACTGAGAAATTGGAAGGCAGTGAATTAGATCTAGGGACTGATCAATCAGAACCTGAAACTACATTCTTAAAACCTGGAGAAGGTAATACAAATCAAGACGAACCTATAGAAGTAGAAGATAAATCTACCGAAAAACTTGAAGGTAGTGAACTCGACTTAGGTACTGAAGGTAGTAACCCAGAAAATACTTACTTAAGAAAAAGCGGTAATGGTGAACCTTTACTTGGTAGATCTATTGTAAAAAATGTTCAAAGAGCTAAAGAAGATAACCCAGATACTAATCTTAAAACTAAAATATTTTTTGATAATTTAGCAACTCAAGATCAAAAACTTAACGAATTTCAAGTAGAAGGCGGAGAAGGAAAATTAAAAACTAAATTTTCTGTTCTTACTAAAAATGAATTTTTAAAGTATCAACTTAAAGACGGTAACACATATAATCAATCTCCATTGTACATACAAACTAAATATTCAATGGGAGATCAAGGAAGTAGAACGAATAGCGGTCCAGATTTAATAAATGCACTTGCTGAAAAAGATGACGAATCTTCTCTTTATAAAGATTTAATACCTTTTTACTTCAATATATTAGGAGCACAAGCTGGAAATGACTTACCTAGAAATAAATTTTTACAGTTTAGAGCATTATTAGAAAATTTTTCTGATGACTTTACAGGAAATTGGTCAGGAACCCAGTATATTGGTAGAGCTGAAGAATTCTACACTTATCAAGGGTTCAAAAGAGAAATACAATTAAGTTTTAAACTTTCAGCATTCTCTAGAAACGAGTTGATTCCTCTATATAAAAAATTAAATAGATTAGCCGGGAGTACTGCTCCTACATATAACACAGGAGGGTTCTTTATGAGAGGTACGTTAGTTCAACTTAAGGTAGGAGACTATCTTGATAAAACTACAGGATTTATATCTTCTGTTGGATTAAGTTGGGATAAAAATTATTCTTGGGAAACTGATGCAGAAGGGTTGGGAACTCAAAAATTACCTCATATATTAAATGTTGATGTATCGTTTACACCAATTCACGATTTCGAAGCAAAAACAAATATAGATTTGGAAAATGAACTTTATATAGGTAAAGCACCACTAGAAGAACCTGAATCACCCCCAGCACCAGCTGAACCAGGTGAGACTTTTGAATTTTATTCATCAGGAGGTACATATACTATAGATAAAGCTACAAACAAAGTTGTTGCTGTAAATGGACAACCTACTAATTACGTTAATGGAGGATTTGCATATAAAGATGGCGGAAATCAAGCTATTATAACTAGAGTAGACGGAGCAGATTCTGAACTATAAACTAAATGGCAAAAAGATACAGAGAAATAGAAGAATTAAAATCTACTGATGGTAAAAGATATAAAACTAATACTATATATCCTTCAGCACCTGAAAGTGAAGATGACATATATATTATTACAACTGGTGGTGATAGGTATGATACTTTAGCTAGACAGTTTTATGGTGATTCAAGTTTATGGTGGGTTATAGCATCAGCTAACAACTCTAAAAAAGATGGTCTTATAGTAGAACAAGGAGTACAGTTAAGAATTCCAGCAAGTGCTGCAGATGCCATCGGCCTTTTTGAGAACCTTAACAAAAACAGGTAATGAAAAGTAATGAAACATTTGGTTCTGGAGTTTCTCAAAAAGTAGTAGATGTAATTCTCGCTAGAGAAGAACTCTACAAAAATCCTAAAACACCTCGTGAACATAATTTAATTAATTCAAATACTGCTTGGGTAAAACTAAGGTCTAGTATAAATAAAATTAAAGATGGAGATGCTAAGAAAGTTGTAAAAGATCCAACGGGGAATACAAAATTACCAACTGGTGATTCTGGACCAGCCGAACTGTTTGTTTTGATGGGAGGAACCCAAAATGCTTTCGCAGGCGGAAGCAACCCAGGTATTAGATCAGGCGTTGAACTAGGTACTGATTTTAATGCTGCTAAAGCATACAATTGGGACAGAGGTGAACATGGACCTGCTAACAAATTAGGTTTTCGACCTATGGCCGGTATTACTAACTTTAAAGTAGCATCGAAAAATACCTATGGTACTCTTCAACAAGCTGAAGTAGACTTTGTAGTATGGACATTAGATGATCTTGAAAGAGCAGAACTTTTATATTTTAGACCAGGGTATACTGCATTGCTAGAATGGGGACATTCAGTATATATAGACGGAGGAGGTGTGTGTAATATTGCTGATAATACTAATTTTACTATAGATGATTCTTCTTTTTTTAATGGTTCTACACCTAAGAAAATAGATGAGTTGATAGCAGCAAAACGAAAAGAACTCAGTTTCAATTATGATGGTATGTTTGGTTTTGTTACTAACTTTAATTGGAGCTATAGATCTGATGGAGGTTATGACTGCTCTGTCCGTATAATATCTAGAGGAGCTATTTTGGATTCTATCAAGACAGGAAACCCTGAAGATCACATAGAAAAGACAGAAGAAGAAATAGAAGATAATAAGGAAGCTTTAAAATCAATGTGGCATATATGTTTTAATGCAATAGAAAATAAATCTGGTCCTGAAGTTGATGGAAATAAAGCAATTTCTAAGGCCTTTAGACCAGGAGGTGTAGGAGATTTCTTAAGACCTTTCAAAGCTTTTGGTTACAGACTAGACATAGCAGATGGCAAAAAAGCTTATTGGATAAATGAAGATGCTATAGATTTAAGGTATATACCTCTCTACACAGTTTTAGACATATATAATACATTTACAGCTTTAAAAGATCCCAGATCTCAAGGAGTATTTTCAGACTTTTTGATTGATAGTAAAAATACATTCTTAACATTTCCTCAACATTTTTCAGTTGATCCATTATTAGCTGTTAAAGCTCAAGAACCTTCTGGACCAACGGCAGATTTTAAGGTTAAGAAAGATAACTTGCATTCTAAAATGGCTAGTTTTGCTAGTAGTAAAGGAGGAGCTGATAGGATAGGTAATATTATGATATCAACACATTTTGTTAAAACACAGATAGACTCAGTTGTTGATGCTTCAGATCCAGATACTGTAGGATTTTTGGATGTTATTAAAGGTATACTACAGGGTATAAACACAGCATTTGGAGGTATAAATGAGTTAGATATTAGTACTTTAGACGATGGAGCTACCCATGTCATTGTAGATAGAAAAAATCCTGACCCTAAAAGTGTACCTACTTTTAAATTAACAGGTTTATCCAGTACTATAGTAGATATTAATTTATCGAGTAAAATCTCATCTCAAATAGCAGCACAAATTTCTATAGCTGCTCAAGGTAGCTCAGGAAACTATACTGATAATGTATCTACTATACTCAAATGGAACATGGGAGCAGTAGATAGACACATGCCAGTTAAATCTCCTAAAAAAAATGAAGAAGCTTTAGCTGAAAAGAAAAAAAGACATGATGCGTTTATAGAAGAGCTCACAGAAGTTTATAAAGACTTTAATGAATTTTTTGATGCTGATTATTTAACTGATACTTGGGGTTCTGTAAAGATTCCTGCAACCGCTTTTATAAAACGTTTGCATAGAGAGCATGTTACAAAAGGGGCAAAAACCGTAATACCCGGAGTAATTCCTGTTGAATTAACTATTAAGATGTTAGGTATAACAGGATTTAAAGTTGGACTTTCATTTAAGATTCCTCCTGGTATATTACCAAGAAAGTATGATGATTATGGATATATAATTACAGGATTAGAAAATGAAATAGGAACCGATAACAGATGGTATACAACTATTAAAACTCAATTTTACGCCGTACGATAATGTATTTACCTAAATTTAAACAAAAAGCCGGAGGAAAAATAGAAGGAACATTAACTGATCCTAATACTGGATTGCTATATACTGGACCATTTGTTAGAGATTATAAAGGTAATTATTTTAAAGGAAGTAAGATAACTAGAAACTCTAAACCACTTACTTATAATGAACCAGAAAAACCTGAAACTAAATTTGTAAATCAAGCAGTATATCCTACTGATAAAGAAATACAAAAGGGTAAAATGAAAAGATATTTTGCTAAAGATAATAGAAATGGTAAAATTATAGAGTTGACTAAGGATAATTATCTAGCTGAAAATAAAAAAGATAAACTTTATATTGATACAGTTAAACTTGATTGGGAGTTAAAAGAAGAAAAAGATACTGTAAAAGGGTACTCAAACTTAAATTCTAAAGTAAAAAATGAAAATACTTTGAAAGAACTTGAAAAAGAAATGCCTGGTATAAGCTTAACAGTAAAAAATAATACAGAACAGTTTACTAATTTAAATAAATTATCAACTAGAATAATACAAGAGAATCTTGCTGCAGAACCAGGAGTTTTTGTATTTCAAGGTACTGATATTCCTTACAGCGGTCCATATCACATACATCCTATATTAGGACCTATGGTCGGTAACAACCACACTAGCACTTTTCATAAAAAATTAGAATACATTAAGAAATAGTTTGCCGTCTATACTTTTTATCTTATATTAGTAAAAAGGTTATATAAGTGTTTTATATAGTAGAGGAAGATAGTAAGTTAGAAAACTTAGAAAGATTAGCAAGACTAGGTATGTACGTTGATGTTATATCAACAAATGATCTATACCATCCTAAACTTACCTCAACTGTAGCAATTTACCTTAGATTAATTGATTCTGAACATGGTTATATAATTCCTATCAATCATAGTGAAGGACTAAATGTCTCAAAAGACCGTGTCTACCGTATCCTTTCTTCTGCGAGTAAACTATATACCTTAAACAAGAAAAACTTATTATATCACTTTAATCTACAGGATGCGATAGATATATCACTCCTTTATTCAATGAATAATTACGATAGGTTAGATTATTCTAAAGAGAATGTAACTCTTAATTATTTTTATAATAAATTTAGCACTCAAGAAGATATCAATAAAATTATTCCTATCTGCAAATTATATGAAAGTTGTGAAAAGATTTATTCTCAAATTAAACAAACTATTAAACTTCCTATACCAGAAGGATTCGATTTCTATAATAAAACTGCTACTAATGTTTTTTATTTATTAGAGCAACACGGAATAGGAATATTCTACAAGGAATTTAATAATATGTTTAAACCTCGTAATCCTCTTTTTAACACTATAGATAATAAAGTTTTAACTCAATATAATTTATATAATGCAACTTCTAGACCTACTAATGCTTTTAATAGCGTTAATTTCGCTGCTATTCCTAAAAGCGAACAACACAGGAAATGTTTCCGTCCCACCAATGATTATTTTGTTGAGCTGGATTTTGACGGTTACCATCTGCGGTTACTTTGTGAGCAAATTGGATACAATTTATCGAGTGACTCTGCACATAAACAGCTAGCAAAACAATACTTTAATAAAGAAGAAATAACTGATGAAGAATACAATCAAGCAAAACAGATTAACTTTCATGCAATTTACGGAAAAATACCAGAGAAATACGCTTTTCTTGAAGTGTTTACAAAAATCGACGAATTTATCAAAGGTCTTTGGACCGAATACGAAACTAACGGAAGAGTCTTGGCGCCAATTAGTAATAAACCGTTCACTAAGGCGTTAAAAGACATGAATCCGCAAAAATTAATGAATTATATCATGCAATCGTTAGAAACTTCGAGAAATATTCTTATATTAAAAGAAGTACTAAGGTACCTTGATAGTAAAAAAACTAAAGTTGCTTTATATACCTACGATGCAATACTTTTTGATTTCAGCAAGGAGGATGGTAAGGAAACATTAGAAGATATACAGGAGATATTGGAAACTGGTAGTAAATATCCAATAAAATTTAAATACTCTAACAGTTTAGTTTTATAAACTAACTTCATATTTATTATAGAATGAATAACATTCAAGAAAAATTAGGTTTCGATTATGATTTTGACCCTATAGGACTATTCGAAGATATGAGTAACAAATTATTCTGTACTTTTGCAACAGAAGAAGAATTAGAAAACATACTCGAGGTTATAAAAGATAAGTACAATATTATTTACAATAAAATATTTATACTTTATTCTAAAAGCCAAGATGAGTACATACTTACATATAATGTAGATTTTGGTAACGTTTCTAGCTTTCTTCCAAACACAATCTTGGTTCACCGTAAAAAGGAATCAAATACGCTATATACCATCAACGCTCTTAATACTTTAATAAAAGAGCTAAACGGAGGTGTACTAGATACTACCTATAGAATTAACTGGCCAGACTACAGAAACTGTATACTGCTTACTAAAGGTTCTGAACTCAAAAGAATCAATACTAAGTTATATAAAATTATTGAAGTTAAGTAAATTTTTTTATTTTTTAGTTGCTAGTTAGTTTTATTATTCTTATATTATAATAAAGTTATAAATTTAAATTAGTTATATGGACTTAAATGCTATCCGCGCAAAATTAGATGCGTTAAACAACAACGGTCAGGAAAGAGAAAAGACTGACTACACCAAAATATTTTGGAAACCTGAATTAGGAAAGCAAACAGTACGTTTAGTACCTTCTGCTTTCGATCCGACAATGCCTTTTAAAGAACTCAAATTCCATTATGGAGTAGGAGATCGACCAATGGTTGCATTGTCTAACTTCGGTAAACAAGATCCTATCGAAGAATTCGTAAATGAATTGAAAAAGACATCAGATAAAGATAATTGGTCTTTAGCTGGTAAACTTAACCCTAAGACTAGAATCTTTGCTCCTGTTATTGTAAGAGGAGAAGAAGATAAAGGTGTTAGACTATGGGGATTCGGTATTACTATCTATAAAGCTTTACTTGCTCTTATAGCTGACGAAGACATAGGGGATATAACAGACGTTATTAACGGATGGGACTTAGTAGTTGAGCAGGTACAAGGTAATCCTTATCCTCAAACTACAGTTAGAATCAAACCTAAACAAACTGAATTATCGGATAATACTACTCAAGTAGAGACTTGGTTAAAAGAACAACCAGATCCTATGGAGGTGCATAAACCTATGCAGTATGATTTCGTTAAAAAACAATTGCAGAAGTACCTAGATCCTACTGCTACTACAGAAGAAGATCTACCTGCTGCCGGCGCTGAAGTTGCTGCACCTAAAACTGACTTTACGTTAGAAACTGCAACTGCTGGTAACCAAGATACAGTTAGTAAGTTTGATGACCTATTCAATGAATAATGGCAAAGAAAAAAGAAACTCAAGAAAGAGCAACTGCTGCAGTACGTAAGTCGTTTAATCTTTCTAATTTTAAGAAGAAAAAAGGTTTTTCTAATGCTTCTGTAAAGTTTAAAGAACAAGGATGGATTCCTTTATCTAAAGCTTTTCAAGACATTACTTCCTTACCTGGTATTCCTACCGGGCACATCACTCTCTTGCGCGGACATAGTGATACGGGCAAAACAACTGCCCTGATAGAAGCTGCGGTGAATGCTCAAAAACAGGGTATTCTCCCAGTCTTCATCATTACCGAGATGAAATGGTCTTGGGAACATGCAAAAGAGATGGGGTTAGAAGTAGAAGAAGTAAAAGATGCTAACGGTACAGTTACTGATTATGAAGGACATTTCCTTTACTCAGATAGAGGTACTCTTAATACTATTGAAGATGTAGCAGTTTATATTGCTGATCTTATGGATGAACAAGCTAAAGGTAATCTACCTTATGATATGTGTTTCTTCTGGGATAGTATTGGTTCAGTTCCTTGTGACTTATCAGTTAGATCTAATAAGAATAACAACGAATGGAATGCAGGTGCTATGTCTACTCAATTCGGTAATAATTTAAATCAAAAGATATTATTATCTAGAAAAGAGAATTCTCCTTATACTAATACTTTAGTTGCAATCAATAAGGTATGGACTATGAAACCTGAATCTCCAATGGGACAACCTAAACTTCAAAATAAAGGAGGTATGTCTATGTGGTATGATTCTACTTTAGTAGTTACTTTTGGTAATATTACTAACCCAGGTACGTCTAAGATAAAAGCTATCAAAGCAGGTATGCAGGTAGAGTTTGCTAAACGTACTAACGTACAAGTAGAAAAGAATCATATTGGCGGAGTACAGTCTAGAGGTAGAATAGTTATGACACCTCATGGGTTTATTCCTGATGATAAGAGAGCAATCGATAAATATAAGGATGATCATAAAGACCACTGGTTAAAGTTAGTAGGATCTGTTGACTTCGACTTAATAGAAGAAGGAGACTTAGAAGAGACTCCTATTACTCCTAACATTCTCGATTAATGTCTTATAATGATATACTTAAAAATTTAAAGGATACCCCTCCCCGAGCATTAAACGACCATATATTAGTCGTTGATGCGATGAACACCTTAATCAGGTCGTTCTCGCTGCTCAAAGCGATGAACCCATCAGGCGCCCACGTAGGAGGCCTGGTCGGGTTTCTTCGTTCTTTAGGATATGTAACTCGTATCTTTGATCCTACTAGAGTAATAATAGTATGGGATGGTAAAGGAGGATCTGCTAATAGAAAGAATATTGACCCTAACTATAAAGCTCAGAGAGCTACTTCACGTATTACTCATTGGGGGCTATACGATAGTAAAGAAGAAGAGACTGAAGCATTGATAGGACAATTATATAGAACTCAAGATTATCTAGATTGCTTACCTCTACAACAGTTAGTATTAGATAAACTTGAAGCAGATGACATTATGGCATGGATTGCAAAAAAAGCATCTAGTTCTAATGTTAAAAAATGTACTATAGTTTCTTCTGATAAAGATTTTCTTCAACTTGTTGACGATACAGTTCAAGTATACGCACCAGTTAAAAAGAAAACTTTTACGAAAGATAATATATTTCAGGAATTAAAAGTATTACCTGAAAATTATAATATAGTAAAAGCATTACTAGGAGATAACTCTGATAATCTCCAAGGGGTAAAAGGATTAGGTATAAAGACAATAGTAGCAGAGTTTCCTAAGTTACTTGAAGAGAAAAGTAGTTTAGATTATGTCTATAAAATCTCTGAAGAAAAATTAGAAGGTAAAAAAATCTTTGCTAAAATTATTCATAACTGGGCTAAAGTAGAAACTAACTTTGAGCTCATGAATCTTCATGAAACTAGTCTTGACGATAAAGAAAAGAAATATATTAATGAAATAATTAATACTAAAGTACCAGGATTACAAACTGGTGCATTTTTACATTTATTAGATCAAGACAAAATAGAAGGTATTACTAAGAATACTGAAGGTTGGTTAGAAAATTTTAGAAGATTAACCACAGTATTATGAATTATAAAACATTACTAATAGGAATTTTACTTTTCCTAGTAGCTCAAGCATTATCTTGGTTTCAAACTAACGGCCAGTTTATTAATACTTGGGTGAAAGATAATCCTTTTTGGGTTGCAGCATTAATGGGAGTACCAGTCGGAATGAGTTATATATACGGTACTACCTATATAGTTGAAGCTTTCAACGGTGAATTATGGCCTTCAAGACTTATAGGGTTTGCAACAGGCATATTTAGTTTTGCTTTACTTACTTATATTTTTATGAAAGAAGGAGTAAATGTCAAGACAGGTATTATTTTAATTTTAGCATTAGTTATAGTGCTACTTCAAGTATATTGGAAATATGACTAAAGGGGTAATAGCAGGAAATTTTGACGTAATACATCCAGGGTATATAGAGATGTTCAAGGAAATGAGTAAAAATTGTACTGTTCTAATTGTACTTTTACATACCGATCCTTCAATAGAAAGACCTCATAAACTTAAACCTATACTTTCATCTGGTGAAAGAAAACAAATACTTGAAAGTATTAAATATGTAGATGATGTAATCAGATATACTTACGAGGAACAGTTATACGATTTATTGAAGATTGGTGAATTTGATGTAAGGTTTTTAGGAGATGATTATTTAAATAAACCATTTACAGGAGATGATTTAAAAATACCAATTCACTATCTAAATAGAGATCATGGATGGAGTACTACTAAGTATAAAAAATTAATCGCAGAAAGTTATGAAAAAAGCAATTATAGTTAGCGGTTACTTTAATCCATTACATGCAGGTCATTTAGAGTTATTTGAAATAGCTAAAGGTATAGGCGATATGCTTATAGTGATAGTAAACTCAGATCTTCAAAGATTTCTAAAAGGGTCTAAAGAATTTCAAAAAGAAGACGAAAGACTTACTATAATTAATGCTATTAAATATGTTGACTGGGCAATGATATCAATCGATAAAGATAAAACTCAAATTAACAGCTTGAAAGAAGTATATGGTATATATAAGGATACTCATCATTTAGCATTTGCTAATGGAGGAGATCAAAATAACGATACAATACCTGAAGCAGATATTTGTAACGAATTAGGAATAAAACTAATAGATGGTTTAGGAGATAAAATACAATCAAGTAGTTGGTTGTTAGATAAAAAATAATTATATTAATACAAAGGTTTTAAATGACATTAAAGAGCTTACAGCAATACGGGAAAGGGTTCCAACTAAAAGTTTTAGGATCATTATTGACGGATAAAAAGTTTTTACTTAACGTAAGAGATGTTTTACACGATCATTATTTTGATGCTGATTCTCATAAGTGGATTATAAAAGAAATATGTGAATACTTTGATAAGTACCATACTAATATTACTATGGATGTTCTTAAGGTTGAACTTCAAAAATTAGAAAACGAAGTACTTCAAGTAGCACTTAAAGAAGAGTTAAGAAACTCTTATGAAGCTTCCCAAGATGATTTAGAATACGTACAGCATGAATTTCAAACATTCTGTAAAAACCAAGAAATGAAAAACGCTATACTTAACTCAGCTGATTTACTTAAAGAAGGAGATTTCGATGGTATTAGAGATCAGGTTGAAAAAGCTATGAAAGCAGGTATGGATAAAAATATTGGACATGAATATAATAAAGATGTTGAAACTAGGTATAGAACTGATTACCGTCCTACTATTCCTACTCCTTGGCCTATTTTTAACGATGGTATTCAAGGAGGATTTGGCCCTGGCGACTTGGGTATTGTTTTTGGTAATCCTGGTGGTGGTAAGTCGTGGACTATGGTTGCTATCGCTGCTCATGCTGTTAACCTTGGCTATAAAGTTAATTACTATACGCTCGAGCTCGGAGAGGATTATGTGGGCAAACGATTTGATTGCTACTTTACAGGGTATTCTATTGATGAGGTTAATAAACATCGTAAAGAAGTCCAAACGTACGTAGATAGTCTTAAAGGTAAATTAATAGTAAAAGAATATCCACCAAAAGGTGCAACCGTTAATACTATTAAATCTCATATTCAGAAATGTATAGATATGGAACATAAACCTGACTTAGTTATTATTGATTATGTAGATTATTTAAGAGCACCTTCAAGAGGTAAGTCTTTTGAACGTAAAGATGAAATAGATGACGTTTTTATAGCAACTAAAGGACTAGCTAAAGATTTAAAGATACCAGTTTTAACTCCTTCTCAAGTAAATAGAATGGGGGCTAGAGATAATGTTATTGAAGGAGATAAAGCAGCTGGTAGTTATGATAAAATGATGGTAGCGGATATATGTATTTCACTATCAAGACAAAAAGAAGACAAAGTTTTAGGTACAGGTAGAGTACACGTAATGAAAAATCGTTATGGACAAGATGGTATGACTTATAATGTAAAAATGGATACAAATAATGGGCATATTACATTTGAAGGTAAAGCTGATGCAGCAGAATTAGTTAATACAACTGCTGAAGAAGTCCATTTTGAACTCAAGAAAAAAGAACATGCTGCTAGAATTGCAAATCAAATGAAAAAAGAAGAATTTAATGCATAATTTTTTGATGAATATAGAATATATATCATATTTATTATCATGCCCGAAGGAAAATCTCCAACGGGTCTTCTTATCTAACATCAACAAAAATATATAAAAATATATGAGTCTATTAAATGAAAGAGTAGTGTACAAACCTTTCGAATATCCAAAGGCGTACGACTACTGGTTAAAGCAGCAACAAGCACACTGGTTACACACAGAAGTTCCAATGGCACAAGACGTTACAGACTGGAAATCAAACATGAAACTTCACGAAAAGAATATAATTGGAGGAATCCTTAAAGGATTTGCTCAGACTGAAACTATAGTTAATGACTACTGGTCAACTTTAGTTACTAAATGGTTTAGGAAGCCGGAAGTTATAATGATGGGAACTACTCTTGGATCTTCTGAAACTATTCATGCTGAAGCTTATTCATTATTAAACGAACAGTTAGGATTAGATAATTTTGCTGAATTTTTAGAAGATGAAACTACAATGGCAAAGATAGAATCATTGATGGATGTTAGAGATGGACATAATGGAGAACCTAACTGGCATGATAGAGCTAAATCACTAGCTATATTTTCAGCATTTACTGAAGGAGTTAATCTATTTAGTTCTTTTGCAGTTTTATTATCATTTAAAATGAGAAACCTACTTAAAGGAGTTGGACAGATAGTAGAATGGTCTGTAAGAGATGAAAGTTTACATTCAGAAGCAGGATGCTGGTTATTTAGAACTCTTATGAAAGAACATCCTGAATTCAAGACACCAGAACTTATAGCTGATATAAATGAAGCAGCAGTTACAGCATTACAGTTAGAGTTTGATTTTATAGATAAAATATTTGAAATGGGGGATCTTGAAAATTTAACTAAAGAAGAATTAAAGAATTTTATTCGTCATAGAGTTAATACAAAAATGGCAGATTTAGGATTAAGTCCTATCATACCTGCTGAAGATATTGATAAAGGAGCGTTAAAGACTATGAAGTGGTTTGATGCAGTTATCGCTGGGAAACAACAAACAGATTTCTTTGCTAATAGAGTAACAAACTATAGTAAAGGTCATTTAGATTGGTCTAACGCATTTTAATTTAAAGGTTATGTCACATATAGTAGATACCAGCAATTGGGAAGCTGGCAAAGATTACCCTGAGTGGATGAATGAAGTTTCATTAGCAACTATTTCAAAAGGATACTTGCTACCTGACGAAACACCAAAAAAAGCATACCGTAGAGTTGCTGATAGAATAGCAAACAGACTTGACCGCCCAGATTTAGCGAATAAATTTTTTCGTTATATGTGGAAAGGTTGGTTGAACTTAGCCTCTCCTGTTCTTTCAAATACAGGAACCGACAGAGGATTGCCCATCTCTTGTTTCGGGATAGATACACCTGACTCAATTAGAGGAATTGGCCTTACTAACGCAGAGTTAATGAGGCTGACTTCTCTCGGTGGAGGAGTTGGTATTGGGCTATCAAAAGTTAGAGGTAGAGGCAGTAAAATAGGTAAAGACGATATGGGACAATCAGAAGGAATCGTTCCATGGGCTAAAATATACGATTCTACAATTATTGCTACCAACCAAGGAGCAGTTAGAAGAGGAGCAGCTTCAGTTAATTTAGATATTAATCACCCTGATATAGAAGAATACCTAGAAATAAGAAGACCTAAAGGAGATCCTAATAGACAGTGTCTAAACCTTCATCAATGTGTTGTAGTGGATGATAACTTTATGCAAAAACTAGAGCATAGAGACGCTGAGGCTATGGGATTATGGGTAAAAATACTTAAATCTAGAGTTGAAACTGGAGAGCCATACATTATGTACAAAGATAATGTAAATAATGCTAATCCACCTGCATACAAAAAGAATAATCTAGAGGTTTCGATGACGAATATTTGTTCTGAAATAACTCTTCACACAGATGAAGAGCATAGTTTTATTTGTTGTTTATCAAGTGTTAACCTAACAAAATGGAATGAATGGAAAGATACGGACCTAATAGAAACCGCGATATATTTTTTAGATGGAGTATTAGAAGAGTTCTTGGCAAAAACTTCTGGAAGAGAATCACTTATAAGAGCTCACAGATCCGCTAAAAAAGGTAGAGCTATTGGTTTAGGGGTACTTGGATGGCATACTTTTTTACAAAACGAAGGTATTTCTTTTGCATCCATCAGAGCTACATCGTTAACTCATCAAATATTTTCTGATATTAGAACAAAAGCTGATGCAGCATCAAGAAAATTAGCTGAAGAGTATGGAGAACCAGTCTGGTGTAAAGGTACTGGTATGAGAAATACGCATTTGATAGCAGTAGCACCTACAGTTTCTAATTCTACTATATCAGGTGGAGTTTCTGCCGGTATTGAACCTATTCCTGCTAATGTTTATACTTTTAATTCAGCAAAAGGTACTTTTATAAGAAAAAATCCTGCATTAGAAACTTACTTAGAAGAAAAAGGAGCTAATACTGAAGAGGTATGGGATCAAATTATGAAAGATAGAGGAAGTATTGCTAACTTACCAGAAGATGTAATGCCAGCAGAGGATAAACCTATATTTTTAACGTTTGCAGAAATTAATCAGTTAGAATTAGTTAAGCAAGCAGCAGCAAGACAAACATACATAGATCAAACACAGTCACTTAACTTAGCTTTCGATCCAACCGATAGTCCTAAATTTATCAATGAAGTACATCAAACTGCTTGGAGATTAGGAATAAAAACATTATACTATCTAAGAAC